GTTTTGTCAACCAGTCAGCTAGTAAACGTCCAGAAAGATGCACTTGTCGACAGATTCATCGAGATCCAGTCCACCCTAAATACGTTGTTACAGGGGGGCATAGGTCGATGGATCCAAGATCTGTTGCTTCAAGTACTGGGTCTAGACATCAGGGATCAAGCTCCGAATCAACGCTTCGCGCGTGAAGGGAGCATAACCCATGAGCTGATGACCCTAGATCTTAGATCAGCGTCTGCTACTATCGCGCGCGAACTTGTCAGATACCTCCTTCCGGAGGACTGGTACCAGTTCTTGTTTTACGCGGGGTGTGCGGATACCACCTACAAAGGTACCACTAGGAAACTTGAGATGTTTTGCTCCATGGGAAACGGTTATACTTTTCACCTGGAAACTCTCATTTTTTACGCACTAACAGTTGCTGCCTCCAAAGGCGGTGCACTTGTGCGGGCTTACGGGGACGACATTATCTGCGAAACGGATGATGCACCGTCTGTAGTTAACCTCCTAACTCTCTGCGGATTTATGATAAATGAATCCAAATGCGGTTATGGAAGGTTCCGTGAGTCATGTGGCGCTGATTGGTACGCCGGTTTTAACATCCGCCCAGTCTATGTGAAAGCAGGACTGAGCGCGGAACACCTTTATGTTTTACATAACTTCTTTGCACGCTCATTTGACAACGAGCTTGCAGAGATAGCACTAAGTTATGTGAGCGACGACCTGCGCCTCTATGGCCCTGATGGTTATGGTGATTGTGTCCTCATCTCCAGCGATGGAATGTGGACCAAGCACCTCAACAGGGAGAAAAGGCGAGCAGGCTACGGTGGTGTCTTTTTTGAGGCGTTTCGCCGCTGTTCTCGGGAGAGAATCAGTATTTACCCAGGCGATTACGTTAGCCCGCTCTACTCCGTTTATATGAGGAGTGAGCCTAGTCTACTTCAAGCGGATTATGCGCAAGACGAGGTCCCTATACACGCTAATTTCTCGAGGTTGAAATTCGAGATTAAAGCGCACAAAAAGGCCAGTCTACGTGAGTCCAACCAAAAGTTTGCCCCAGACGGGAGACCGTTATGGACGACACCAGGAAGTGGAGGGTATGAAAAAGTGTTAATCTACACATTGGGCTCTTAATTACTCTGAG